TCCAGACCATCCCAGGGTGTTGTCTGACACAAGGCGCGGTATTGAACATTTCCGCGATAACTACGACTGGCCTGTGGTTTACGCCCGACACTGGAAACCCTTGCTTGAGCGGATAGAGGCAGAGTTATGGTAAAGCGAATAGGTTGGATGGTTGACCCAGGTCTCCCCCGTGCTGGCATGGTCCTGTCAGTAGAAGCGTTCACGGCAGCCAAGCCCGACGACTGGGAACTTTACGACTGCTACCCAGACCGAAGGCCGCCCAATGACCTGGACGGATTTATTCTCCACGGCGATTTATTCGACCGGCGCTGGATAGAGGTCATGGCGGGTAAGCCATTGATGGCGCATCGGCACGGCGCTTGGTACGGTGGAGACCCGATATTTCGACGATGGGTATTGAACAATGCAGGCCTGATAACGTTCAATAGTCCTAAGCAACGGGAATTATTCCGCTATCCAGTGAATGCACCAGAGGCTTTTGTGCCGCTACCGATAGACGTAGAGAGATTTCGAGCGGTAGCCAGCGCAAGTAGGGACCGTCAAGGAACCATTTTTCTGGGCTTACTTGTGCCAGCAAAGGGCATTTCTCACGTCCTGGACTGGGCGTTGCAACCAGGTAATGATAGCGTTGACTTCTGGGGCGTTGCGCCCTATCCGCAGGTACTCAAAGACATAACACCGCCATGTCAGTACTGTGGCCCAGTGGACTTTGAACAAGTGCCGGAACTGCTAGCGCGATACGAGCGGTTTATTTTTACGCCACCCGACGGTGACTTGTATGCCAGGGTGACAATGGAAGCGAAAGCAGCGGGGTGTGAGTTGATTTTGCAGGGGGATATTGACGCATTTGAACAGTGGCAATGTCTTGATGCTTGTCAACTGGCAGCGCAAACATTTTGGACACGAGCAAGGAGTGTGATAAATGGACAGGTGTGAACTGTGCTCTCTTGTAGCATCAAGTGTGTACAATGTTTTAGCCGAGACGCATCCTATACAGGATGAAAAAGGCGACTGGTGGAAAAACTATAAGTTTGTGTCTGGACCACATCTTCGTTGTGGCTTACATAAAATGTCGCAAGAGGAGCACATCATTCCATTGAACCAGGACAAGAGACAGGCTTTTGATAATTTTCTATTAAGGAGTGCGGGATATGGCTAAAGTTTTGAGCGCGGCGCAAAAGGACGAATTGCGGGCGTTGCTGAAATTAAGAAAACCAACGAGGGCGCAACTGGCGCGCATAGAGGAATTAGCGCCTGGTGTGTGCGAGGGATGCAATCAAGTCGAATTAGAAAAAAGTGAGGACAAGAAATCATGAGCCATCACCCATCTTTTGGCACAGAATTGAAAATGGATCCCGTGGGCGGCACTGTGTACATAGCCGTCGGGCAAGTCAAAGACATTAGTGGCCCCGCGCTTACTCGTGGCGACATTGATGTAACTGACCACGACAGCGCCAGCGGGTATAGAGAGTTTATTCCCGGCTTGGTTGACGGTGGGGTTGTGTCGTTTCCTATTGGTTGGGACTCACAGAACCTTAAACACTTGCAAGGAGTTGGTACCGGTCTCCTGGGTGACATGGAACAAACGTGCACCCTGGCAGCGTGGGAGCTTACACTGACCCAATGCGCCGGGACTGCTGCTGTATGGACCTTTGACGGCTATGTCAACAACTTTGCAATGACATCGGCAGTCGAGGGTGAGCAGATGGCCGACGTGGCCATTAAAATCAGCGGCAAGCCCACCTTGACAATTACATAATTTAGGAGTTAGAAAATGAAAAAGTACCTCGATAAAAATGCAATTCTCGGTACAACCTTGCGCACAACAGAGATGGAAGTTAAGCCGTGGGGCGGCTGGGTTACGCTGCGAGAACCAAGTGCAGCGGTGACAACCAGGCTGAATAACTTGCCAGACGGTGAAACAAAAAACGCTTTCTGGGCCGTACTCTGTGCTGTTGACGAAAATGGTGCGCTCTTGTTTTCTGAGGACGATGTGCCTGCAATGGCTGACAAGTCAGGGTTGATTTTAACTCGAATCGTCAACAAAATGATTGATGACTTTGGGCTAGGCGAAAAAAAAGCGCCCTCGGAAGTGGCGAACGAGCTGACTTCCGAATAGCTGAAATTCTAGGCGAGTCACCTGCTACACTTCTGAATAACATGTCAGCCATTGAATACAACGATTGGCAGATTTATCTATCTAGCGGCACGGTGCTAGAGCGTTTGCTTGACGTTCACCTGGCGCAGATTGCGGCTCTTTTGTCAAACCGATTCAGGGGCAAACACGGGCGGTTTAGAAAAGCCAAAGAGTTTTTACTTTTGCCGCAGGTTCCCAAGCCGCCAATGACGGGCGAACTAATGCTAGCAAGAATGATAGCGGCCAACGCTGCATTCGGTGGAGAGACAATAGACAAACGTGGGAACGATTGACGTTGGCACTCTGAGAACCAAATGGACTGGCGACACTGACGATGTGCAAAGCAGCGTCCAGCAGGCGTCGTCGGTTGTCAAGCAATCGTTTGAGAAAATCAAAAGCGCAGGTAGTCTTGTTACTGGCACGTTCGATAAAGTGCGGGATTTTGGTGGGCGTGCCAAAGAATCACTTGATAAACTAGACATTAGCGCCGAGGGTTTATCGCAAACTTACGGCACGCTGAAAAATAACTTTGATGAAGGCGCGGCGCTGGCAGAACTAGGCGCGGCGTCTTTGCGCGTCGAGGACCGGTTCAACAAATTCTCTGCGGCGGCAGGCGGCGCGGATGAGATAATGACCGCGTTCCAAAAAGGCGTGGGTGGTACGGCGTCAGAGATGGATGCTATGGCTATTTCCAGCGGGTTGCTCCAGGCTGGATTGGTCAAAGACGCCGCCGGTATGGAAAGGGTTACAGAGGTGGCCAGTCGTCTGGGCAATCAAACCACTGATGTTTCTAGTCGCATTGGTGAATTCTCCCAACTCCTGAAAAATCAGTCAATTCAGTTGCTCGACAACTTTGGCATTTCCAGCGGCAAGGTCAAAGAGCGCATCAAGGAACTGCAAGCCGAAACCAAAGGAATGACCAGAGAGGAAGCGTTCCTGACGGCAACTTTTGAGCAAGCCGACGCCGCGCTGGCAGTTCTTGGACCACGCACTGACGATTATCTGACCTCGATGGAGCGCCAGCAAGCAGCGGCGGCCAATCTTGAAGTTGAAATAGGCCAAAAATTAGCACCCGCCTATGCTAAGGTTGCGGATTTCCAAGCCAACATGAACGCCGAGACCGCTATAGCGATCAAGGGCTTTCAAACTGGATTCGGCACAGCAGTAGAGTTATCGGGCGGTATTGATAAACTAGCGATAAATTTTGGTAAACTCGCAAGCAAAATGGGCACGTCGAGCATGGCGCTTGGTGGCCTGGGCTTGGGCATAGGCGCTCTTGTGCTGGCAAACGAGCAATTGCAGCAACAGCTCGACAAGATGAACAAAAGCTTTGACGCTGCCGAGGATGCAGGGAGTAAACTTGGAACGCGCTTTGAAGGGCTAACTTCTGAAAGTGACGAATGGGGCCTGGCGATAGTCGAGGTAGCTGCTAAGCTCAATAATGCTACAGAGATATATGATAGCAACATTGTAACTGGAACCGCATTGGGTAAAGTATTTGGCGCTGATGCCGCAATGGCCGATACAATGAGCGCGTCGCTTGATTCGGTCAATGCGGAGTTAATGCGTGGTTCGTCCAGTTACGGCAATTACATTGACAATGTACTCAAACTCAATTCTAGTATTAAAGACAGCGATGCTAAAATGACATCGCACCTCAAGACCGTTTTTGAGGCAACTAAAAAAGAACAAGCCGCCGCTGAAGCCGTGGCCGCAATGACGGATGAACAACGGGCGCAGTGGGAAGAGATTCAGACTTGGACAAACGCACTCAGTGAAAACAAAGACACGTTGGAAACCCACACGATGGCCGAGTGGGACGCGATTAATGCTCAAGAGGCTGCTCATGAGGCAGCACGGGAACGGCTTGACATCACCGGGCAACAGGTGGAAGCCGAGACGCTGGCCACTCAGACGATTAGAGATGAAATGCTGGCGTTGGAAGGATTGACCGCCGCCGAGACAAGCAGCACGGAGGCCAGGGGCGCGGCGTTAGTTACTACGCAAGAACTAGCTCTGGCAGAGGAGCAACAAACGGCCATTGCAGAGAAAGCGTCGCGGGTAGCCGACATGCAAGCCGAGAGCGCCCTGCGAACTGCCGAGGCTTTTGAGATCGAGCGCGATAATGCCAACAAGCTAGCAACAGAAACCGCAAATCTTGCCATATCTCTAAAGGATGCAACCGAGGCAGATATAGCCAAGCGGTTCATCGGTATGCTGGACCCTGAAAAGATGGGAGCAAAGGCATACACCAAAGCGGTTACTGACATTGGGTTGAAAAGCGGAATAATGGACGAAACCAGTGTTAGGCTGGCAACTGACATGGCAGCGTTGGCGGTAGCAGTCAATGACAATGTAATCCCAATGGACGATGTAAGCGCGGCGCTGGATACCGTGTCGGTCAACGCGGAAACAGGCGAACAGTCTGTTGAGGATTTGATTGACCAGTTCAAAAAAGCGCCATCGTCAATTACGCCGGTAGGCAACGCTTTGCAGGGCGCGGGCGAGGGAATGGCAACCATTGCCAGCCAGGGCAGCAACGCAGCGTTGATGATTGACTCGTTTGGCGAATCAACACAACTAGCTACACCTAAACTCAAGGGGTTCCAGGATAAGTTGAGCGATACTGAATCTAACCTGATAGGTCTTGTTGATGGTTCGCCGTGGGTTGTGACGGTAACAGCGAGTACGGTTGGCGGCGACGATCCTGGACCTGGCGGCTATCCAGGGGGCGCGTCTTCTAGAGCAGGCGACACCGGCGGAACAAACGTTGAGGAAATGAATGTAACCGTTCAGGTTGTGGACGCCGCAGAGGTAGAAGATACATTCGAGGGGATGATGGCATGGGCTGGAAGGTCTGGGTAATTTTAGGAGCTTTTCTTATGAGCAGTTGGCAGGTAATTGTACCAGAGGCGACAACGAATCTATGCACTAATCCGTCATTCGAGCTAGGGACAACTGGCTGGGCGGCGACGGGAACAAGTAGCCTGGCGCAAGATTCTACTGAAAGCTGGCGCGGGATTTATTCGCTCAAGGGTACGTTTGGTGGTGCTGGTTTTATTGCTCAGTATACAACGACGCTCCCGACGGTCGGTGTCGATTATCGGCTTTCTGCTAGAGTTTGGGTTCCGTCCAATTGGAACGGCGGCAGTATATTTATAAACGCTACGTCATTCGGTGCAACTGAAACGATTATTTTTCAATGGACGGAAGGAACTGACGAGTATGAAAAGTGGCACTATTTGGAATCGTCGCTCAATCCTGCCGCTGATGTAACGGGAGAAATCCAGATTCATTTTGACGGCGTGCCAACGTCAACGCGATTTATTTACATTGACGGCTTTCAAATTGAAGAAAAGTCCACAGCTACCACCTACTGCGACGGCGACCAGGAAGGCTGCTCCTGGCAAGCTACTGCTCATGCTAGTGCTAGCGACCGCTCAGCTCTATCCTGGGCCGGTGGGGAATTGCAAGATTTGACAGATGATTTGAGCCTTGTTGTGCAACAGGCCGTCGGCATGGGGACCGCTCGCGGCAATAACAACATTGTTGATTTTGCTATCATTCCTGGCGGCGACTTTCAGCGGCGCAAAATCCAAACGCGGCGCAGTGGGCCGAGGGGTGTGATTAAAGGATGCACGCTACTAGACTTACACGCTAAACGCGCCGCGCTGAACAATGCTCTAATTAACGACTTGGGCGAACCAGTGCGGATTCGCTATACAGGTGCGGCTACTCCAAAGATTCTAAAATGGTACTATGGACGCGGGCTTGGCTATTCACGCCATGATAATTTCAAAGAAAAGATTACATTGACCGGAGACTCGACCGATCCGTTTTGGATTTCCGAGAATGAGACGAGTGAGATTCTGGATAGCCAGGACTCGACGGCGTTTCGGTATATTGCGGGACGGGCAAAGAATACAGGGGCTTGGGGTAATATGGCAATGGCATCTAATGGAAGTACGATTAGAGCTATTGTCAGAGCGCCAGACGGAACGCTGTATATTGGTGGAGACTTTGCACAAATTAACGCCGTTGCAAATACAGGTGGTATAGCTCAATACGATCCCATTGCTGGCACCTGGAGCGCCGTTGGAACTGGCGTCACTGGTGGCACAGACAAAGTCAACGCGTTAATATTTGATGCTTCTGGAAATCTGTACGCAGGTGGAGCATTTACCCAAATGGGCGGGATTGCTAACACCTCAAGAATTGCCATGTGGGACGGTGCGGCGTGGATCGCTTTGGGAACTGGCGCGCTCAATGCTTCGGTTGAGGCGCTGACAATTGGACTGGACGGCAAAGTCTTTGCTGGCGGCGGCTTTACTCAAATGGGCGGGGTTGCTAACACTGCGCACATGGCACAGTGGAGCGGTGCGGCATGGAGCGCAATGGTATCTGGCGCGGTCGGTGGCCTACCCACGGTTTATGCTTTAGCAACGGGAACGGATGGGCTAATTTACGCCGCTGGCTCTTTTACTAGCATGGGAGGTGTTTCGGCTAACAATATTGCTTATTGGGATAGCAGCGCGTGGAATGCAATGAGCACGGGCCTGAACAGTGCTGGTTTTGCATTGGCAGCGTCATCTAGTAATATTATTTATGCAGGTGGTGACTTTACAGCAGCGGGCGGAACGGTATTAAGTAGCATCGCACAATGGAACGGCACAACATGGTCGGCGATGGGTACTGGTTCTAGTGCTGACGTTTACGCGATAGGCGTTGCCCCAGATGGTACGGTATTTGCAAGTGGACAATATACAACGCTGGCGACAATTGTATTTGGGCGCTGGAATGGCTCCACCTGGAGCGGGGCAGATATTCAATTGTCAGGGGGGACTGTGTATGCCATCTTGGCCGATAATCAAGATGCCGTAATTGAATCAAACTATGATTTGTACATAGGGTTTGATCTTGCGGGTAATCTTCCACATTCTGGAACTATAACCGCAACCAACCCTGGCACAACCTTATTTCTGCCCATCATCAAACTTAGCCGTATCGGTGGCACTTCTGCAACCGTCATTTCAGTTCACAACGAGACAACAGGCCGTGAGTTATTCCTTGATTACGCTTTACTAGACGGTGAGACCTTAACCATTGACACGAAAGAACAAAGTGCCGTCAGTTCGTTCTGGGGCAGTCGTGCTGATGCTGTTCTGCGCAACTCAGACTTTGCTACATTCTCTCTGCGGCGTGGCGGTAACACTATAAGCTGTTACGTTGACACCGCCGGTGGTCCAACCATAACAGCCAGCCTACAAGGCAATGCTCAATTTGCGGGTTTCGATGGCTAGTATATTTGACAGCTTGCGTCCACGCGGTATAACTTATGAAGTATGGTTGACTGACGACGCGGGCACACGGCTTGATTCACTGACTAACAAAGTGTATAACTTTAATGCTGTCATTGGCGGTCAGGGCGATTTGTCCCTGGCTCTCCAGGGGGAGTACTCTCGGCAAAAGCTTGGCTTTGGCAATCCAATCGCGCTAGACCGGCGCGTGGAAATATGGCGCGGTGCGAATAACACGCGAGCGTCACGAGTGGCAGTTTATCTTTTGCGAGAGATAGAGCAGCAGGTTAAACAAGCGAATCTGCTGACCGTTGTCGGTGGACCTGGGCCAAGCGATTTATACCATAGACGGATTATCGCCTATGATGCTGGGACCGCTTACGCTGTCAAGGATGACGGCCGACGACATGATGAAAGAAATTATCCGAGAAAACCTCGGAGCAAGCGCCACAGATAGCGACCGAGATATAACCGCGCTTGATTTCTCAATTCAGGTAGACAATAGCCTGGGGCCAACGATCAAACACACAATGAACCGAAGCTGGCTAGATGAAACATTAGACGAAATTGCAAAGAAAGCGCGCATAGAAGGCACGCGGGTCTATTATTCAATTGTGCCAGTTGGAAGCACAGCGTTTGAATTTCAGACCTGGATCAATCAGCCCGGTCAGGATTTAACTGGCGGGAATTTAATACTGTCTCACGAGCGTGGAAACCTGAGCAATCCCAGCTATAAGGTTGACTATCGCAATACGGTTAATTTCGTCTACGCTGGCGGGCAGGGTGAAGAAGCTGCCCGCAACGTGCGCCCGGTTTCAGATGCGACTAGAATAGCATATAGTCGTTACAATCGCCGCGAGGGATGGGCTGATGCACGTAATGTTATCAGCGGCAGCGCCAATGAAGACGCGGAGATTGACGCCAGAGGTAACGCAACACTTAGAGAAGGGGAGCCAGAACGAACATTTTCTACCGATATAGTTGATGCGCCGAATGCTCGATTCGGCGTTGATTGGAACTGGGGGGACCGCGTGCCAGTTAATTTCGTGGAACAATTCGAGGTGGTCATTGACCGCGTGCGCATCAAAGTTGGATCAAATGGAAAAGAGACAATAAAGGCAAAAACCGAATGGGTAGCCTAGCAACAGAACTGCAAAAAATACGACGGGACATAGACCGACTGTTGCGGCACGAAATGCCAATAGTTGGACCTAGCGGGACTGTTCCTGCGCCGATTGCGCAATACGACCATATTGAGGCTGATGCTACACCTGCCTGGACAAGAGTGCAAGATTTAACTCTAGCCGATGATACTTATATCGGGTTGCCTGGTCCTGGTGGTAGAATTGTCCTTGACTCGACACCAGCGCCAGATCAATTAAAAATAACCGATGCCGACTTAAATTTTGTCACGGCGGCACATGGTATTATTCACGTTGATGGCGTAGCAGCGGGAATGGTGCTCAGAGCAGACGGAACGCGATTTGTGCCAGCGGCAGCAGCGTCCACTCTCCCCGTTGCGCCGTTGGTGGTGGGTGACACGCTCATAGCTACGGCTGGACCGGTATGGGATATTTTAGCGACACCAGGCGCGGCTGGATATGCCAGAGTTTCTACCGCGACGACTGAAGCGTGGAACCAGACGCCAGCCTGGACAGGGGAACACTCGTTTGCCGATGGCATAGCACTCAATGGCGTCAGTGGAGCTAATGAGATTTCAATCCCAGACAACATGGCGATTGCATTCGAGTTAGAAGATGTCGGTGGTAGAGAGTATCTGCGTATAATATCGGATAATACGCAGCAGGTCGTCGTCTTCAATGAAGACGGTGGCGACACAGATTTTCGAGTTGAAAGCGACAACCATACCGACGCATTGTTTATACAAGGCTTAGACGGACAATTTACGATAGGCGCTCTGGGCGCGGGGTATGTACAAGCTGACGCGGGTGGGATATTAAGCAGCGGGGCGCTATCAGGCAGTTTTACTGGCTTTGCTAACCCGACCGGGACGGTGGGCCTGGTAGCTGTAAACGGTGTAGCCACCACTGCAATGCGGTCAGATGGAGCGCCGCCATTGAGCCAGGCGATTGCTCCGACGTGGACAGATTTGCATATATTCATCGCCGGGATAACATTCGATGGAGCC